TATATAATACAGTTCGCCTTGACGGTATGATTCTCTCATGCTATAATGGTATTTTCTGGTTACATCACTCTATGGGTAAAGAAGACGAGTACATTTCACGAGTAGTGGTCAATGTACAAAAACGAACAGTCAACTGCATATCATCTGATGGAGATGAAAAGTTGGTTGAATGTAAGAAACCTCAAGAGTTTGTGAATGTGCTAGAGTTCTGCAAAACAGTCCTAGATCCCGAAGATGTTTTCTTCGAGGAGATAAAAGTTGCTGCAGAATAAATATCAAGATACAAGGTAGTGACAGGGAAGATGGAAAAAGAATCAATAGATACAAGTCCATGTTCAATGGAGGATGATGGTGCTGACTTTATAAGGTCACACATAGAATTCATAGACATGCAAAAAGATAAAATCGTCCACAAAGATCCAGTTGACGAGATGGAAAAGTATTACGAACAATACTATTATGGCAGGGGGTCAGATGCATGATTACTCCAAACTGGAAACATCATAGTAATAAAGAACCCAAAAGAACTCTAAAACCACAAGCACTTAGAGCAGCAAAAAAAAGAACAAAAGTCCTCATTTCAAAACTAAAACATTATGCCAATAGGTGAACACATGTATCCTTTTTATCGAGTATTTGATGAGAAGGGTCAGCAGTATTGTGATTGCAGTCACGAAGAATATGCGATTAGAACTGTAGAGTTACACGCAGAGTATCAGAACGAGACATTTACTTATAGGAGAGTAGATGCTCCTAAACCACTACCACCACACATTGTTGATGTTAGTGCAGAGTATGAAGCAGAACTGCCAGGTCAACAGGGACTTCCCAGTGCTAACAAGTTAAGTCAGAGAGAAAGACAAGAGAGATTGCATGATGATATAAGAAAAGAATTACAAGAGGATTTTAGAGAGCCTATATATTAGTAGATAATACTCACTAAAAAGATAATGAAGAAAATTATCCCCTTCATTATGGTTGCAGCGACTGGGTTAATAAGTACTCAGGTCAAAGCAGATTTGACACATAGATTATCCACCTCTACACAACTTACTGTGGACGGTGCAGCAACACAGGCTACAAGGATTGGGTCAACATATACTGTAAGTGGTAACAATATCACCGCAGGTACTATGGGTGGTCTAACTAAGGCATCTGGTGACAATGCTGCAACAGCAGCTGCTACACAAACCCAAGGTTCGTATAGCGTCACAACAGCAGGGTCAGCTTTCAGCCTTACGGAGTCATTCGTAATGGGAGATGCTGTAGCACCTATCGGATCAGGTGTAGATGTATCTTCTGGTATAGTGGCAGACATGCCAGCTTACGGTAGTGTTACTACACAGTCTGGAGGAGTCGCAGGTGATCTAGCTGGTACTATTACATCAGCAGGTGTTATGACACTAACAGCGGGTGGAGCAGGTACAAGTGCTACAGGTCAGTTCGTTTCCGAGATTAGCATAGATTGATATGACTAATGAAGAAACTAATTGTCAGTGCTGTGATTGTAGTCCTTGCGAGTGCGAGGAGTGCGATTGCTGTTCCTGTGGTTCCTAATTTCCAACAAGGCTCGATGACGAGCCGCACCGAAACTCAATCTACGGTGCAAGAAACCATAAATTCTATTGATTATCGTACAGGATGGGAATACTCAGTAACAGGGGTGGGAATCGAAAATGGTCAGAACCCCGTGAATCCAAATGTGACAAACTCCACAGTCCAAGTAACGCCAGGAGTGTCGGCAACGAACGCCAATGGAGTGATAACATCAACTCTAACCTCATCATTCGATTCATTAGATCTATCCAATCAACCAAACTTCACACTAACAACACCAGGTGGAGCATTCCAGTTCACTCAAAGTTATCAAGGACCTGGCATGACAAATCAAACAATAATTCAAAGAACAACAACAATAGAAAGCGTAACCGATACTACAAGTACATTTACACAATAGCAGCATTATTTGTTGCATCACCAACCTATGCAGAGGGTGTAGGTGGGGTTTCTGCCACAGCAAATCCGATCGCCAATAGTTCTGGCTCGGTGACCAATCAAGCTATACAGGTTTTACAAGGTCCGTATATAACTAACACTTATGGAAATGGGGTCAGTTGTCAAGGTAGAACACTCAATATAACTCCATACTTCCAGTTTGCAGATTCTAGAAAGCATCCTTGGGAGGATTTTTATAACGAACCACAATATAATACTACAGATATAACAGGTAGAATGGTCGATCAGACTAGAACTGTTAAAAACTATCCTTGGGAAACTTGGTACAATACTGAACTCAAATCAGATGGCACTAGATGGTTTGATGATGGTGATGACATGGAAATTACAGAGCAAGTTCCCGCAGGAGATGGAGTTCCAGATGCAGTAGTAAATCAATCATTAGACCCTATTTGGTACAAACCTATCAGAACAGACATGAGAGCAAACCAAAGTTTTAACATTGGTGTATCTGCTACCTTGTCTATACCATTAAATAAAAAATTAAGAGATCAATGTGAGGAAGCGGCACAGGCACAGATAAATCATCAAGTACAATTAACATCAAATAAGAGACTCGATTTTGAATTGGCAAGATTGAAAAACTGTGGTGAGTTAAAAAAAGCTGGAATATTTTTCCACCCTCAGTCTCAATATGCTTCTATTTGCTCAGATGTTGTAGTTACAGCACCAGGTGGTCAAGTTATGCCACATGAACATAATCTACCACAACCAGAGTGGAATCCTCCTACTTCCTCTTCAAAGGTGGTAGACCCTTTGAATCCCGATACTTATTTGATTGAACCTCGGAACGAGTCAACTTCTTCTCTGTCTTACCAAACTTTTTCTTCACAGACTCTATCCCCTTCTTCACAACAGGTTTCACAACCCGAAGGAGGAGGTCTGCTAGGGGTTTGGCAAATAGGGCAGACGCAGTAGCAACTGTCGCTATGACCGCAGTAGTCGATACAACCTCTACAGAGGGTAAAAATTGTTCTACTGCAGGAACTGGTTCCCATATAGTCTCACAGATTTTACCATCAGGTGATAATTTATATGCTTTTACTTGTTCCTTTCCTGTCTGAGATCTATCTCCTATTCTTCTAGCATTTGGTGGAGGACACTCTACTGACTCAGCAGTAGTGGGTGGTGTCTCTGGTGGTGTTACATCAGGTGTAGGTGGTGTAGGTTGTTCACTTGTGTCTACTGGTGGTGCTTCTGGTTGTTCTGTTATTACTGTTTCCCATGTTAAATCCTCTCGTTCATAGTCAGGCGGTTCGTAGTAAGGAAGACCGCCATCACATAATACAATATTACCTTTGGGGTCGTCATTTACTAGTGCCTTGTTGTTATTGCCTTCCTTCCGACTGGAATTCTCTCGACTTATCTTCACGCAACCAGGCATATCCACGATTGGAGCTCCAATCAGAATAGTTGCAGGTGGATGCACTGGTATTGATGATGGTGGAGTAAATAACCATATTCGAGTATCAGATACACCGATTGGTTGTACCTGATTAAAAGGAATATTTACACCATTTAAGTTAATATAGGGAATTGACATAATAATGCTATGCTCAAAGAACCCCAGAATATTCTAGGGACATGTTTTAGAGGGATTGTCGGTCGTGATTGATAGACCTTCATAACTTGACCGTAATTCATTTTCGTTTACCGTTGCTTGGGTAGAGTGATTTAATTCGTTTTTGTCTATCTTCTTCTCTCTTTCTTCTTCTTTCAACTGCTTCATCCCACCATGTTACTGGCCACCTTTGAAGTTTCAAAGCAGCGATCCATAATTTTTTTCTAGGTAGATGGAGTTTCATCTCTCCTTGCTCCTTCTTCTTCGGAAGTGTTCGTCAATTCTTTTTTTACCCCAATACATTCCATACAACCATGCTGTAAATATAGCACCCTCAACCCATCCTAGAGTTTCCCATGCCCATTTTAAAAATTCCCAGAAATTCATTGTTTTAAGATAGTACCTTTGACTGGTCCTGATGTTTCAGGCCAAGCATTTTTTAATTGTATGAAAACTTCTTCTGCGACAACTTGCCTTATTTGTTCAATTTGTGCTTCTTGTCTCTTTGCAGGTCCGTCATTAATGTTGTCAATTACTTGACCACCACCAACGATTGCACCTGTCCCAACGACTGCTGCTGCTGAACTATAAGTTGCTATCTTTTGAAGATCCATAATATTATTATATCATATGTATTTAGACTAGGCTAAATAACTGAAGCACACTGTATCTACTGGTAGTGAGATGCCATTAAATAAGCTAGAGAATTTTATTAAGAATACCGAGGGTAGAATCCTTTATGTAAATCCAAATGATTTGGATTCTACAGATAGTATTACTAATCAGGGTAACTCCTTAACAAAACCTTTCAAAACAATTCAAAGAGCTCTTATAGAGTCAGCAAGATTTTCATATCAGTCAGGTATTGATAATGATGATACTGATAAGACAACGATCCTAATTTATCCAGGCGAGCATGTAATTGATAATAGACCAGGTTTTGCAATCAAACCAGACCCTACAGATGCTACGAGAGCATTATCAGTTTCTCCTACAGGTGGAGAATCGTTGGCATCAAATACTTTTGGTTTAAGTCTTACAAGTGAATTTGATCTAACAGTAGAAAATAATGTATTATATAAATTTAACTCTGTTTATGGAGGTACAATAGTACCAAGAGGTACTTCCATAGTTGGTATGGATCTTAGAAAGACAAAGATAAGACCATTATATGTACCAAACCCAACTGATGATGATGTACCCAAGTCTGCTATCTTCAGAATAACTGGTAGTTGTTACTTCTGGCAGTTCTCATTCTTTGATGGAGATGAAAATAGTTTAGTATATACTGACCACCAACAGTTTAACGAGGCAAATCAATCAAAACCAACATTCTCTCACCATAAACTCACCTGTTTTGAATATGCAGATGGTGTTAATGATGTAGAGGGATATGTAACTGATCTTAGTATGTACTATTACAAACTAAGTTATGCATATCAAGAACCAACTGGTAGAGCAGTTAACTATGAGTATCCTAATTTCTTAGGAGATTTTGATAAGGTAAGACCAGAATATGAGATAGTTGGTGCGTTAGGAAACGACCCACTTATAGTATCATCTATCATAGCAGGTGATGGTACAACTGCAACAACTCAGGTAACTGTCACTACACAGACACCTCATGGATTAGTTACAGGTACACCAATTAAGATGAGTGGTGTAAATGTTACACCTTACAATATATCAACAACAGTTCAGAGTGTAGAATCAGACACAGTATTTACATATCTAATACCTGATGTCCCTGCTAACTTACCTGCTACTCCTACAAATATTAGTGCAGCAAGAGTAACTATTGAATCAGATACTGTTAAAGGTGCATCACCTTATATCTTCAACTGTTCATTGAGATCAGTATATGGTATGAATGGTATGAAAGCAGATGGTGGTAAGGCAGATGGTTTCAGATCAATGGTTGTAGCACAGTTTACTGGTATATCACTACAAAAAGATGATAGAGCATTTGTAAAATATAATAAAGAGAGTCGTCAATACGAAGGAATATCATATTCTAAGACAACTGGAGCTACACTAGCAGCAGAATCTAGTTCTACTGACCCTAACACAGTATATCACTTAGATAGTGGTGCTATCTATCGTAAGGGTTGGGAACAAAACCATGTAGAAATGGATAATGATGCAGTCATGCAGATTGTATCTGTGTTTGCTATTGGTTATAATGGTCATATTAAAGGGTCAGGTGGATCAGACGCATCAATCACTAACTCTAACTCTAACTTTGGACAACATGCTCTAATTGCAGGTGGATTTAGACCAGATGCTTTCCCAAGAGATGACCAAGGATATATTACACACATTGTTTCTCCTGAGTGGGTTCCTACTTATGAGGAAGATAGAGATAAGATATCATATTTCCAGTTAGATGTAAATAAAACACAACAGGCAGGTATATCATCACACCTATATCTCTCTGGATTTAACAGAGAAGATGTACCACCTCTACCATTAACACAGGGTTACAGATTAGGTGCAAACTTAAATGAAGAATTATATGTATCCATAGGTGGAACTGAATATGGATCTCCAGTTTACATGACAGAGAATGTAACAACTGGTGTTCAAACTGCAAGTATTGGTATCAACTCACATCAAGGAACTAAATTTAGTCCTGCAGGTGTACCAAATACTAATTTTGAACTAGCAATCAATGATATTGGTATTCAAAATGGAGAGACTATTCGTATTCTTAGTGATGATGGAGACTTACCAGAGGGATTAGAACCAAATAGAGTTTACTATGCTATCAAACCTACACCGACTGCATTAAAATTAGCAAGCACACTATCAAATGCTGTTAATAATATTCCAATATCAGTCTATGGTGGTAGTGATCTAAGAGTAGAAAGTAGAGTTAGTGATAAGAAACCTAATGATATAGGACACCCAGTTCAGTTTGATGACACACAAAAGAATTGGTATGTATTGACCAATACTGGATCAGAGTTGTATAACCAACTCAACACCAATGATTATATTAAAAATAATGAGGAGACAGACGCATCATACTTCAAGAGATATGAAGATCGTAGAGGTATTGATAACAAATTATATAAAGTTCGCTATGTAATTCCAAAAGAGGCAGATAATTCCAGAGATCCCGTAGATGGATTTGTCTTACAACCTTCTAGTCAAACTGGATTTGCAAAAACATCTGATGCTACTGCTACATCAATTACTTCTGCAGATAATAATTTCAAGAGAAATTACGGGTTTATTGCTACATGTAGTGAGGTAGGCAATACTGTAACAGTCAGAGCAGAACTACCACATAATGTCAAGGTAGGACAACTTGTATATACTGAGAATGTTCTCGATAGTAACAACCCAACAGGTGCAGATAAGAGAGGATATAATGGATTCTACAGAGTAACTGCAGTTCCAAATAATATGGAGTTCCAGTATGCTAATACAGATGTAGATGGGGACGCAAAGAATACAGGTAATTTCATAGACAATACTGCAGACAGAGGATTAGGTTTACCTAGATTTACTGTTAAAGATAATATGGGCAACTTTGATGTCTACAGATCTACAGTATTGAAACCTTATGTCAAAGATGAGACTGATGGTGTATATCTATTAGAAGTCTTAGCATCTGATTACAAACCACCTACCGAATTTACGGATCAGAGTTATAGTCAACAGGTTAGTGACTTCTATCCACAGTTAGATAGAGATAATGTAAGAAAGAATCCACCTGCTATGAAATCATTTGCTAGGAGAGCTCCTCTTGGTAAGGTAGATTCTAACAACATACTTAACTCATCAACCAGAGAAGCAATAGATAAATTCTCACAAAACTTTGGTGTTGGTCTTGCTGTTTCTAGTGTTACTCCCGTATCAGCAGGAGTTGTAACAGTTCAACTATCAAATCAGCATGATTTCAACGGGATAAAAGAGTATGAAAATCTATCACCATTTAGTAGTGGTGCAGGATTTGCTGTTACAGACAAATATAATGTAAGATTATTAGATGGATCACAAAACTGGAATGGTGCAACAGCACATATAAAAGTTGGTGTTGGTTCTACTTCCATAACTTATTTCAAACTACAGTCACCTGGCTCTGGTTATGTTGGTGGAGAGACACTATTCCCTGAGAACTTTGCAGGTGCATCTATAGGAGTTCCAACATCAGGTATTATTAACAATGTCAATGATACAATACAAGTAACTGGTGTAGGAAAAACAGATGATGGATATTTTAGAATATTATCATTCCCAAGTTCAAGTAGCATTGCTATCGCAGCTACATCTGGAGATCCTACAATAATCCCTCATAACTCAGCATCTGGGCAATACATCTTTAAATCAGGTCCGTCTGTTGCAATAGCATCTACTCACTTTGATGCTACCACAGGATTGACAACATTTACTACATCTACACCTCACAATATTAGAAGAGGAGGACAGTTTAGAGTAGTAGATCAGAACAATAATAAGGTAGGAGATTTCTATAGTAATACCATTGCAAGTCCTACTGAATTTACATCAACCACAGTTGCAGATCCAATATTTGTAGCAGGGTACAGAATATTACCACATGCTTTCTCTGATAATAATCAGACAGTTGATGTTAAGGAAGCAATAGGTTCTAGATATTTCAATCTTTATGGTGGTGATAGTGTAGGATTAAAGACTGATATTAGTGTCACCCAGACTGTGATCCCTGTTCAACATGCTAGTGGTATTGGTACTGCAAATAGATTTGAATTAGGAGATTATCTTGAAGTCAATGAAGAGATTGTAAGAGTTGCTGCTACAGGACTAACTGGATCAGGAAATGACTCACTTACTGTTCTCAGAGGTCAGTTAGGAACAGTTCCTAAGACTCATGTTATTGGCACTCCAATGCGGAAGATAAGAACTCTGGCAGTGGAGGGTAGAAGACCTTCGATACTTAGAGCATCAGGTCACACATTTGAATATCTTGGTTATGGTCCTGGTAACTACTCAACTGGTCTACCACAAGTACAGAACAGAACTCTTACTGAGACTGAGGAATACCTAGCACAGTCACAAAATAGAGGTGGTGGTACTAATGTTTACACTGGTCTTAACAACAGAGGAGACTTCTTTATTGGTAATAAGAAGATTAACTCTGCTACAGGACAGGAAAAATCATTTGATATTCCTATCCCAAGTATAACAGGAGAAGATCCTTCTGCAAACTCTGTTGTATTTGATGAAGTTACAGTTAAACAGAGACTTAATGTTGAGGGTGGTACTGGTCAAAACATACTATCACAACTTGATGGTCCTGTTACCATGACCAATGATGTTTCCATGACTGGTAAGGTAGTATCTAGTGGAACTATCGAACTAGCAGGAGACATTGACTTCTCTGGTTCATTCCCTAATGGTGCTGCTATCAACAATGTTCTTGTTGGTGTTGGTACTAATAAGAATGAGATTACAACTAGAACCCTTCAAGGTGACTTAATTCTAAATGCTGCACCAGGTTTTAGAGTTGCAATCGCAACTGAAACTCAGTATGATGCACCTGTAACATATAATCAGTTAGTTCAGAATACTGGATTTACAACATTCGCAGGAGATGTATATTTCGCAGGTGCAGGTGCTACATTCTGTGGAGGACCTTTACATGTCTGTGATGATATTGTTGCGTTCTATGGTCAATCATCTGATATATCATTAAAAGAGAATATATCCACACTAGATAATCCTCTTGCTAAAGTTATGCAAATTCGTGGTACTGAATATGACTGGAAGGAAGGTAACAAAAACTATTCTGGACATGATATTGGTGTGATAGCACAAGATATTGAAAAGGTTTTACCAGAAGCAGTATCTACAAAACCTGATGGCACAAAAGGTGTCCACTATAATAAACTCATACCTCTACTCATAGAGGCAGTCAAAGATCTTTCAAATAAGATTGATGACATTAAAGATAAATAACTCACAGGGTTTTACCTACAAAAGATAATGCCAAGCAATTATAAAACTGTCATAAATTTCAGAGATGGTATTCAAGTTGATACTGATGACCTGATCTCTAATAATGGTCTGGTAGGTATTGGTAGCACCATACCTAGACAGCAGTTAGATGTCCGTGGAAATGTAATAGTATCAGAGAACTCAGAATTTAATAATGTAAAAGTTACAGGTATTACCTCATTCCAGAATGATGTTGCTGTTAGCAGTGGATCTTCAGTAGGTATTGGAACTTCAGTTCCAGAAGCAGCATTTCAAGTTGGTGTTGGAACTACAGGATTTACAGTAAGTGAGACAGGTGTAGTAAATGCAGTAGAATATTACGGTTCTGGTGCAAATTTAACAAATATTCCCGCATCAGTTTGGACAAATCCTGGTGCAGGTAATACTATTTTTACATTAAAAGATGTAGGAATTGGAACTGAACAACCTAGAGATGGTGCAGATTTTGGTGTAGGATTTGAAATATTAATGGATGCTGAGAGTGGTATCGGTACATTTGAAGGTATAGTAACAAAAAATATTACAGTATTAAATCAAACAGGTGCAGGTCAGGGTAATGTAGAGGCAGAAGTTGGTACATTCTCAACTATAACTGCAACCAGTAATATTACAGGATCATTGATTGGTAATGCTGATACTGCTACACTTGCAACCAACTCACAGGGATTAACTGGTACACCTGATATAACTGTTAATAGTATTGTATCTGGAGGTGGAACATTCTCCAACCTTACAGAGTTTGATTCTATACAAGTATCAGGTGGAATTACAGCAAGTAATGGTATTGTTACTGCAACCACATTTAGTGGAACTGCAACTACATCATTAAACGCATCAATAGCTTATGCCATAGGTGGAGATCCAGATATACAAGTAGATTCTGTTGACATCAATGGTACAGCACCTACATTCCTCAGAGGTGCAGGGGTCAGCACAGTAGGAGAAGATTTAAGAGTTGGAAACTTCTTAGGTGTAGGTAATACTGTATCTGCTGTTGGTGATGCAGGTGGATTTATTGGTACAGTTAGAGTACATAATGGTGATCTAATATTAGGTGGAAGTATATCAATCGGTGGTAGTTTAGTAGGTAGCGTTGAACTAGGTTCTACACAAAATATCAATGTACTTAATGTTGGTGCAGGTTTATCTGTCGCAGGTATATCAACATTCCAAGGAACTGTTACAGGTGGTGCTGACTTTAATGTTACTGGGACTGTAACCGCAGGAGAACTAGATGCAACTGATAGTTCAAATATTGGTGGAGGACAGACTATTGGTAGTGGTCTAGTTGTTGGTAATACTGTTGCAGGGTCAGATATAAGAGTGTTGAATGGTGGTGGACTAATCATAGGATCAGGAATTACTATGAATGGTGATATCACTGGTGTTGATGACATTACAGCGACTGGTGCTATTAGTGGTGGTAATATTACAGGTGCAAATTTAGTTGGATCTAATTTAAATGTTGCAGGTATTTCTACATTAGGTTCTGCAAACTGTAGTAATCTATCAATAGCAGGTGGATTAAATGTAACGGGTGTTGGAACTATATCAACGGGTCAAATTAAAATTGATGGTCTTACAGGTGTTGTATCTGCTGTTGGATATAGAGCATCAGGTGTTAGTACATTTACTGATTTATTGATAACAGGTGGACAGAACACTAGAATGTTCAGTCAATATGTTGGAGTCAATACTGGAGTTCGTAAAATTACTGATGGTGTTGAGATATATCGTACACAGTCAGAATTGTTCATGGACGCATACTCTCAGGGTATAGGTATCGGAACAACATCTGGAGACAGATTGATGAACAGTAAGTTATATGTTGGATATGGTAGAAATGGAAATGCTCTATTAGATTCAGTAAGTATATTTGAGAGTGGTAGTATTGGTATTGGTACAACAGCAGTTGAAGCTACAAGTCAGGGAGTAGAAGGTGTAGACATCTATAGAAATATTAGATTATTTGGAGGTCACACTGGTATGGGTGGCACTGTGGGTGTTGCTACAAATGTGATTCAAGTTGGATTCAATACTACTCAACCTGGTGGTGCATTAGATATGAGATCAGCAGGAGCTCCATTATGTTTACCAGTATGTGAAGGAAATACAGATAATAGTGGTATGTCATTCTTCCATAGTGATGGAGATCATATCGGTAATATATGGTTCAGTAAGCATGACATGAAACTTAGAGTTGCTATGGGTCAGGGCAGTGCTAACTTCATTGGTATGGTGTCAGAAACATATGGTAAGACACTTAACGACTGGATGGCGATTAGAGGATTTAAAGGTCCGATTTTTGAAAGTGAGCAAAGTAAAACAAACCAGACACCAACATTCCCAGTAGATGAACCAGTTGGTTGGACAACTTCCAACATGGGTTATTTTTCTCCTACACATCAAATACAGGTCTATTGTGCAGATGACCAGTGGAGATCATTAGTAGGTAGTGCAACTACTGGTTACGAAATAATTACAGTAGGAAATACTGCGGTTCTAAATCTAGTAGGAGTAGGTTCTATTGTATTAGGTACATTCAGTTAAGGTTATGGCAGCACCTGATTGGTCAAATACTACACAAGAATTATTAAAAACATCACAGTATCCAAATAATACTGAGTTTTCATTTGGTACTATCAGAGCAGCGATAGGAGATACATCAAAACCTATTTCTGCGTCAGAATTGTATAGAGTTACAGATATAGATGCACCATATAATTACCCTGCACACCCAACAGCATCCACACCACATCTACCATATATTTTAGATGCTGTAGAGAATGTTGGAGTGCCTACAAGTGGTGCTATATCTCCTCAAGATGTAAAGAATATAATAAAAGAGTATGTCATAGAACAAGACCCAAATGCAACTGAAGTACAATTTGATGCAGGTACATTAGTAGGTTCTGGATATACTGTCTCAAATGTAAACTGGGGAAATAATCTCAATAGAAATATTACCAAATATCTTAAAATTAGAGGTAGAGTAGTTAGTCCTGATACTTCAATCCCTGCTGTATCCATAGCTAGTTCTGCATCATCTAATCTTAATCTATTTGTTAATAATTCCCCTGCAGGTATGGGTATCATGGCAGCAGGTGGTGTTAAAGGTTCTGGATCAGGAACTGATGGTGGTCATGCTATATCAATAACAAATCCCTCTGCACCTGCATCAAGGGTTGTATTTGTAGAGTGTGAAGGAACAACCTCTAAAATATGGGCAGGAGGTGGTGGAGGTTTTGATGGTATAGATGGTACAGACGGTGTTGATGGAAGTGCTAATGTGTCACCAGGTCAGGCAGGTGTTGATGGTCAACCTGGCGTTGATGGTCAAGCAGGTACACCAGGTCAACCAGGTTCATCAGGTCAAGATGGAATAGATGGCACACCAGGTTCATCTGGTCAACCAGGTCAACCAGGTCAGCAAACATGGATTTCATACAACTGGCAAAGAGTTACTACTACAGTACAACAAACTATTCTGTCTTATACTCAAAACACATCAAGACGCAGAGAGTGGTGGTCAAGGTATCCTAGTAACCAGTCTACTACACAAGCAACACAACAAACTGCAAATGCTCAACAGTCACAGCAATATGCTATCAATAATCGTGTTGCTATGGCAGGTGGTCTTGGTGGACAAGGTGGCTCTGGTGGAGGAAAAGGTGCAGGTGGTGGAGCAGGTACTGGTGGACAAGGAGGAAGTAAAGGATTAGGTGGTCAGGGTGGACAAGGAGGTCTAGCTGGACAAGGAGGTTATAATGGAGTTAAGGGTGTTAAAGGAATAGCAGGCTCTGGGAGTGCAGGTAGAGGTTGGAATAATCTAACTGGAACTCTAAATTCCTCTGGTGGTACACCTGGCACACAGGGTACACCTGGTGGTGCAGGGACACCTGGCACACCTGGTACTGCTGCAACTCAAGCAACTCAAGGGACACCAGGTCAACCAGGTACACCTGGTGGTTCTGGTACTCAAGGAAATCCTGGCACAGCAGGACAACCAGGTCAACCTAAACAGGGTGGTGCTGCTACAGATGGTCAACCAGGTCAACCAGGTACACCTGGCACACCTGGTACAGATGGCACAGATGGTGGTGATGGTACACCTGGTACACCTGGCACACCTGGTCAACCAGGTACACCTGGCACACCTGGTGGAGATGGACAACCTGGTACACCTGGCACACCTGGTCAACCTGGTGTTGCAGGTGGAGACTGGGGTAAGACGAATCCTGGTGGAGGTGCTGCAGGTAGAGCTGTGTCTGGTACACCTTATCAAGTTATCCCAAATGGAGGAGACATTCGAGTTATCTACTAAATTACATTATGGCATATTATCCTATATTACCCACTCCCACATATGATGAGTGTGACTATGCAACTTGGGAGGGTGGATTCACATCTGATGAGTGTAACAGAATTATTGAAATTGGAGAATCATCTGATGCTATGAACTCTACAGTTGGTGCAGATGAATCAAGTCAGAGAGCAAATACAGAAATAAGAAAGTCTTTGAACTCATGGATAGGACTGAATAAAGATACTGAGTGGATATATCAAAGGTTAGGAAATATATGTAGAAGTCTAAATGGATTGCATTGGAGATTTGATATATCAGGATTCGCTGAAGATTTGCAATATACAAGATATAATTCTGATGGTTGTTTTTATGGTTGGCATATAGATAATGGTGTAAAGGGTTCTGAATACCCACAACGAAAATTAAGTATCACTCTACAGTTATCAGATGCATCTGAATACGAGGGTGGTGACTTTCAAATTCACTCTAGTAAACTTTCAACACTTCCAAAAGAAAAGGGTCTAGTAATTGCGTTTCCTAGTTACTCATTACATCAGGTCACACCTGTTACAAAAGGAAGTAGAAAAAGTCTGGTAGTATGGTTATGTGGAAAACCATTTCAATAACTGTCACAAGTGGACTCACACAAAGGGTACAAAATTTGCTATAATAGAGGTATGAAAAACACACATCTCGAACACTTAGAAGATAATATTCTCAATGGTTCTCCTAAAGAAACCATAGATTTTCTCAAGTCTTTCGGTCATATGCTGACTGGCAAGAAGTCTAATCTAAAGATAAGTACCAAGTGGGATGGTTCACCTGCTATCGTGTGTGGTATTGACCCACAGACTGATAGATTCTTTGTTGGTACTAAATCAGTATTCAATAAGTTCAATCCTAAAGTTTGTTATACAGAGACAGATATAGATTTATATTATTTTGCACCAGAAGATGAACAGTTAGCAAATAAACTTAAAATATGTCTTAAGTATCTACCTACACTAGGTATCAGGGGTATGGTTCAAGGAGACTTGTTATTCACTAATGATACACAATATGCAAATTTAGATGGAGAAAGATATATTACATTTACACCTAATGCTATTACCTATGCAGTTCCCGTTGACTCTCTCAAGGGCATCAGTATCACAGAGGCAGAGTTAGGTATAGTATTTCATACAGTTTACTTAGGAGACACCATACAGACCTCTACAGCAGGGGTAAATGCCAAATTAAGGATACCTAGCACAAAAGAATGTTATGTTGCAGATGCTAATTTTGTAGATGAGTCAGGTATTACTAAGTTCAATGTTCGTGATAGTGCTAAGTACACTGCTCTTATTAACAGAGCATCAGGTTCAATTCACAAATCAAAAGAGTTTTTAAAACTTATACATGACTATGGCACATCTAAATTCTTGATGGCAACATTGTTCAAACAGTTTTTCAATGAGAGAATTAGAACAGGTCAAGGTATTGTAGATACCCAGAGAGTCGCAGGAGACTTTGCATTATTCTATGCTAGAAAGATGGACATAGAAATTCTATCAAAGAAAACAGAGACAACTAAGAAAAAGTATGAGTATATGAAGAAGATGGGTTTGAAATTTATAGAAAAATATCAGTTAGAAATTTATTTTGTTGTTGCTTCTTACATCTCAGTTCGTAGTGCTAAGAAGATGGTATTAAGTCAGTTGAATAAGGTAGATAGAATAAAAACTTTCGTTAACAAAATTCCTTCACAACCAGAGGGATATGTGGTATCATATAATGGTACTAACCTAAAATTTGTTGATGATGATTTTAGGCAAGCAAACATCACTGTTGTAAAATCATGGACAAAGTAGCAACATTTAAAGACTTTATTAAGGTTAGAGAATACATCAGACTAAAGTATGATTATTATGCTAGACTAGGTAGGTTCACAGATTTATCTCCAGAGGAAAAAATAGAACATGATGCCTGTTGGAAACTTATTAAGGAATTAAAAGGTTTCATGGATAATGTTGAGGAAAACTTTGAAGATCCTGACGAGTACAAGGACTTATCACTCTTACTTAGTGATAAAGTTATCCCATTTGATATACTTACAACCAGAAAAGATGATGAATGATTACAAATTAATTAAGATGTGTATTAGAATGGTGTTCGAGAAACGATCTGAAGCATCAGCAGAGGAAATTATAAGAGAAGCAAAAGAACTTTATGATGAATTGATGAATTTATGATTACACCAATAGCACAGAAATTTAAAGTCTTTGATGATTTTATCAGTCCTACATATCAAGATATCATAGAACAATTATTGCTGAGTTCAAAAATTCCTTGGAACTGGCAGGATTCAATGGATTATAAAACAATGGATAAGAGAGGTGGAGGATATCCACAGTTCGTTGTTGATGTATTTGAAGATGGAAATGTATTTGATACATCACTCTATCACACTATGATAGGTTTAATGAGTAAAGTGGTAGATGATGTTTTACCAGATTACAGACCAATAAGGATTAGAGGTATATTACAAACACCAATAAAAGATGACATAATACATTATCCACCACATACAGATACAACTGACTCTGGAGGATTTAGTGCCATATATTATGTTAGTGATGCTACTGGAGATACATTCTTATTTAAAGAGAAAGATATTAATGATGAGATAGGAATAGAAAACAGATTTGAATATAAGTGGGAACCAATAGATCGTATATCTCCAAAGAAAGGTAGATTAATTGTATTTCCATCTAATTTTTATCATGCAGGTTCTCCAACTGAGAGTCAAAGACGAGTGCTAATAAACTTTAATTTTATGTCCTAAATAATTTTATGAGAAAAATTGCGATTGTAGGTGCTACACCTGAGTCATTCATACAGTTGGCATTGTTAGTAAATAACAGAAGGTATGATGGCAAAGAAAAATATGGTGATGATGAGTTCACCCTAATACATGACCCTGACAAAGTATATCCATATATGCTAAGTGGTATAGGAGTTGCATTTCAAGAAGTATTAGAAAGAGAAATATATTTTACAAAAAGGTGGTTGGATAAGTATTGTGACGGTGTAGATAGTTGTGGATATAAGTATGTTGGTTGGGGTAACAGGAGAGATAAGAACTTTATGGTAACAGGTTGTAGCAATACATTTGATATTGAAAAATTTAGACATCATTTCTTAGAAGATGGTGGTAAAATATTTGGAAAAAATGTAAGTATAATACAACAAAAAATAGATTCATTTTCTGTTACTGATGATAAGTGTTTAATTAATAATAATGAATATGATTATGTGATAGATTGCACAGAGAAAAATCCATTAGGTTGGGAAATGGATTATATGCAACCTAGTGTGACATTTAGTAATAGTGCAATAATGATAGAGATACCAGAAAAGGGACACTGGAATTATACTATTGAATATGCTGCTAAACATGGTCACATAGTAGGTTTACCATTGCGTGACAGTCAAAGATGGATATACTTATATGATAATACTATTTCTCATGAACTAGAGGTAGTAGAGGATTTTAAAGAGATATTTCCTAATTTTAAATTTGATGAGACAGTCAATGGTGGACAAAGAACATTCTTTTATAAAGAACACTCATGGATACCACACATATCAAATTATATAATCCACCCTGAGAACAAAAGATATATGCGAAATGGTACTGCATTATTAAACATAGAACCTGCAAGTCCTGGAACCAGTGCAGAATCAACACATTTTATTGCAGAGCAAATATGTAGATATCTTTATAATGATAATGCTAGAGAAAGAGAGGTGCATGACCATATGTTACAGTTACAATATGGTAGTTATATTATACAAACTTTGCAGTCTTTTTTATGTTTTACTTATCAATATGGTTCGAGACATGACACACCATATTGGAATAGAATTAAAGAGGAAGCAACTGAGTACTTAAACAGTCCGATATTCTCACATCCTGGAGCATTTACAGGAAATAATTTCTTAGATAAAATAGTAAGTGATACATTTACGGAAGAAGATTTTAGAATAGCACATCATTCACAAAATGCTAGTGGAGAATTAATACTACCATATTCTTGGATGAATAATTCAAATATGTTTTATGAGTATTCAATAGGTTTAGGTAGTCCGTATGCACATTTATTATCAACTATGGGGGAGACTGACCCGCCAGAACCATTTGGAACAATAGGGTATGATTGCGTATGAATATAGTAATAGTTGGAGGAGGTACATCTGGATTAGTTACTGCTGCATTATTCAATGTATTTTGGAAAGATAAAGTAAATATCTCATTATATTATAATCCAGAGAATCAAAGTATAGGTGTAGGGGAGGGAACTACACCTAGTTTTATTGATGTGTTTAATGAAACTTTGGGATATAGTACAGAAGATGCTATCAGAGAATTAGATGCAACAATTAAGTTAGGTGTATTGTTTAAAGATTGGATTCCAGACACAGAATACTATCATGGATTTGTGGAAGTTGCGAATGATGAGACAAATAATAGAAGTGATAAGTTATCAAGTAATGTAAGTTCATTTTATTCTATGTTAAATGGACATTATAATGGTGGTATCAATTTCAATGAAGCAACCAATACTATACCTACTGAATTAGATAAACATGACTTTGCGTTTCATATAACCACAAATAAATTATGTGATTTTCTGTTTAAATATCTCAAGGGTAGAGTAAACATCATAGAAGATAAAATAAGTGATGTGAATACTGATGGTAAAAATATACAGAGTATTATATGTGAAAAAAGTGGAGAAGTAAGTGCAGATTTATTTGTAGATGCAACTGGACTTGATGCTATGTTACTTAACAAGTTAGATGGTGCAGAGTGGGTAGATTTATCCCAGTATTTACCATTAGATAGGGCAATACCACAGAAGATAAAAAATAATAGTGATTTTATTCCAAGTTATACACTAGCAAATGCAACTAAACATGGGTGGATTTGGCAAATCCCGTCACAAAATGAATATGGTACGGGTTATTTGTATTCATCTAAGTTTACTACTGATGAAGAAGCAAAAAATGATTTCAATAACTGGTTAAATATAAATCACTCAGAAAAATTAAGTGAAGAACCTAGAATAATTAAATGGAATAGTGGGTATCAAAAAAGAGCATGGATAGGTAATTGTGTAGCAGTAGGTTTATCAGGTGGATTTATTGAACCATTAGAAGCATTAACTCATCAATATCTAACCTTTATGGTAGAAACATTTATGAGTTTAAATTCTACTCTTAAAATGTTAGATTACAATAGAGATAGATTCAATATGGTTCAGAATAGAATATTATTTGACTACACACAGTTTTTAAACCTACACTACTGCACAAATAGAACTGACTCTAAATTCTGGAAACACATGAGAGATAATAAAACTGACTGGGTAAAAACTATGGAGGAGAAGTTACAACATGAATTTTTAGATGTATTTGATACTGATGATATGTTAGATTACTGGGGAAATGATAATTACATACAGGTAATGAAAGGTATCAATTTGTTTAACACTAAAGCAATCGAGGATTATATGTGGTCAAGAAAAAATCCAGAATTATTATATGAAGATGCTAAACAGCAACATGACTATATCGAGGATTATAAAAGTAAAACTGTTATGGTAGATCATAAGGAATATCTTGAGACAATAAAAAAATCGTCACACTTACCCTACCTAGTGTAAAAAAATGGATTATAATAGAAACATGGGAGGCATGGGTAAGCGACCCCAGAGGAAAATGCTTTTTAAATCGAACCTCTCCCATATCTTATGAAAATTCCAAAAAGATCAGAAATGGTAGCATCACAAATCGCAGGTAAAAATGCAAAAGTTCAAGGGCATGAGTTTGAACATAAACTTGCAGCAACTTTTGACAATATGTTTGGTGGTAAGCATACCGTTGATGGAAGATCGAATACTAAAGTTGATATCAAAGAAGAAACTAGAGATTGGAGATATAGTGTAAAGAGTGTGACAAAGAATCATACTCAGGTAGGTTTATATTCTACTGCAAAGTGGATTAAACATTTTAAATTACAAAATACATTATGTGGACAGTTTCTAACTCAATTCTTTGGTTATCCAAATGAAGAACTAAAGTCTATTGTAAAACAAAAGCACCCTGAGTTAAAATTATCTGATAAAGAAATACATCAAAACAGAGTGTACAAAAATAATATTGATACTAAGGTTTCAGCATCATTTTTAAGATGGATTAATACAAATAAGATGGAAGTCTTTGAAGTAATCGTAGCAAGAGGATTTGAAGGAGAAACAGTTAACAGTCTTATATGGCACACTAAAGGTTCTGAGAGAATAACTGTTATCCCATTAGATACATTAAGAGCAAAAGTAAAAACTGGTAAGTGGACATTAAATAATACTACTGCTGAGTTCAGAACTAAAGATGGAGAGAAATTATTTCATCTACAAATGAAAGGTAGTGGTAAGAAATATAATTCTGGTTATCATGGTATGATGTTTCACATTTACAGATGAAAAAACTATTAAAAAATTTAAAATTAAAAAGATTATTATCAAAATCATTTCCAAACAAAAGAATAACTATTACAGACAATCCTGATGGTTCACAAACTATTCTAATCCTATGACTAAACAACACAAAGCAAGAGATATAATGTCTGATGAAGCATGGGACATGGTATGGGAAGGACTCAAAGAATACTGTAAAATAAATGGTATGTCAGAGGAGTATATTAAATATGATAATTATTTTAGGAGTCAATTAGTATTCACTAAATTAGAAACTAGACAAAAATATATCAGGGAGGGCATGGAGTCCATAGTTGATATGTTTGAAGTTACTGAAGCAGAGGAAGGAGATACACCAAAATGAGAAATAGAATTAAACTTGGATTAGATTTATTCCAGATGGAACAATTAGATCATATCCTCAGAGAGATAGAGGAAAATCCAGATTTACAACATAGATTAATTATGGACAGTCAAGCATATAATGAAATATTAGGACTTGTTAATAATGTAAAAAAATGCTATAATGAAGCATTAGATCAGATCGGTTTTACTGTTCAAGATCACTTTTTAGACAAAAACGATTATCCTGACAAATGTGATGAAGTTATCCAGATCATTAACGAAAAACTATAAACCTATTGTTCTGGCAAGAATGATTGGTACTTATGGTATAATATTAGGATACTTTATTACATTACATATTAGCACTTATATTGGTGCTATGTTCAATATAGTTTTTGAACTGATGGCACTACCATTTTATATTAAAAATAAAATGTATGATGTCGTCATTATGTTTGTATTCCTATTGACAATAGGATTCAGTAAACTTGCTATTGGAGTTAATTAATGAAAATCGAACAAAAACTAAAAGCACAAGTTAAGACTAAGTTTTACTATTTGTTCTGGGGAACTGCAACCCTATCTGTATTTGCAGGACAGATGTATGTTGGTTCTGGATATCGTCAGATGTCAGAATCACTTAATGATTGGTTAGATACCAGTATCGCTATCATATTACAGAAAAAAATGAGAGAGGAAAGAGGATATTATATGCCTATGCCTACCTACCCACAGGACGGTGTGATTAGATGAATTTCATTTACTTCATAAAGAAACTATTGTCAAGGAAGAATGTGACAGTAAAGAAATCTACACACAAACATGAACGAAGGGATTTAGATTCGCTATAATAGAGGTATAACATACATTTATTATGAAAAAGAAAGGATTTAACATTGTTACAACCAAAGGTCAATACATGATGCTCTATAATATTATGTGTGAGCATAACCAAATGGTTAATCCAGAAGCAAATCCAGATTTTGACTTGCAAACATTTGATAATCTATTTCAAGCAATCACTATGGCAACGGAGACTTACATATAATGACTAAAGAACCTAAATGGCAACCTAAAGTTGGCGATCATTGTGGTATCTATTACTATAGTGACATACACCCTGCTACAGTCATAAAGAGGACAGAGAAGTATGTATGGATACAAGAGGACAAATACCAATTACAAAAAGACTGGAAACCTGAGATAGTCGCAGGAGGATTTGCAGGGCATTGTACCAATAATAATAGTCAAAGATATGATTTCACTAGAAATGAAGATGGTGCAATCAGTAAATTTAGTTTAAGGAAAACTGGCAACTGGTGTAGGTGTGGAGACAATTCAAGATATCCTACTACCATACATGAAGGTTGGAGAGCATTTTACGATTACAATTTCTAAACTGTCACATATATTGCAGATATTTTATTACTAATACATTATAATATTATTATTGACAACGAAACTTTGAATACAACATTAAGATCACATCAATCAAGAACAATCACTATGATGTCTAAACATCAAAAGGGTTGTATATATGTTCCTACTGGTGGAGGTAAGACTATTTGTATGATCGCTGATGCATACAAGAGATTACAGGAATCATCATTACCTAAAACTATTATTGTTGTTGCTCCTAGAATACTACTAGCACAGCAACTATGTTCTGAGTTCCTAGAACACATCAAAGATGTAGAGGTGCTTCATGTTCATAGTGCTGAGACTGAGTTCAAGAGTACAACAAAAACAGATGTAATTGACCATTGGCATTTCAACAGCACAGAGAATCAACTTATATTCACTACATATCATTCATTACATAAAATTGCTGATTCTAGTATCAATGTTGATACAATATATTTTGATGAAGCACATAACTCAGTCCAGAGCAATTTCTTTGATGCTGTATCATACTTCTCAAGACATTCGACTAGAAAGTATTTCTTTACTGCTACACCAAAATATACCAGATCAGCAGAGAACAACAGAGGTATGAACAATACAAAAGTATTTGGTAATACTCTCATCAATGTCCCTGCTCCAGAGTTAGTCAAGAACGGTCTTATACTATCTCCTAAACTCAATGTATATGACAGAGAGGAACAAAGAAACAAAGAAAATGCTAGTGACATAGATCGTGATGTTGTTCTGGACATACTTGATGACATAGAAGAAGATACAAATGCTAAAGTGCTAGTATCAGCACCCAATACTAGAGTATTGTGGTCAATGTTAGCACAGACTGATATCATTACTGAACTCAAGTCCAGAGATTATGACATTATGCATATTACAGCAAAGCATGGTGCATACATCAATAGACAGAAAGTTCGTAGAGATAAATTCTTTGATACCTTATCTCAATGGGGAGAAGATGATGACAAGAAGTTTATCTTGTTTCATTATTCTATCCTATCTGAAGGTATCAATGTCAGAGGTCTAACTCATAGTGTATTACTGAGAAATCTACCTATAATCGAAATGGCACAGACTATTGGAAGGGTCATACGATTACATAAATATGACTATCAGGATATACAAGACAACAAGATATCCGCAGGAGACACAAAATCCTATCGTAAACCACATGGGATTATCAATGTTCCTGTAAACAGCAAGTCCAGTAAAGCGACTCGCAACCGACTAGAAAAGTTAATTCAATTAATTTTCGAGGACGGATTACCTGCACATTCATTCGCAACAAAATGACAACATTTATTCAAAGAGTTACTTATGTAGTTGATGGAACTTCCAAAGAAATTACAGAAGATGTAACAGCAAGCACACCAACTGCTGCAAAAAATTTCATTCAAAATCGTGATGGAACTAGCATACAAGTTGTTAAAAACTTAACCACTATTCCACCAGTATCCTAACTTACTTTATTATTATGTCTCTATTTGATACAACCAACCGCACAGCATCAGTTACATTCTATCGTAACGATATGGGACTGATTACTGTTGAAGTCCCTGCAACCAACTATGATAGTGCTAAGAGAACTGTCTTAGAACAATATGGTAATGTTGACATTAAGAGGGTTAATTTAAATTAATGAAAGATACCATATTATACGGAGACTGTAAGGACACTCTCAAAACCATAGACTGTAAGGTACAAATGTGTGTAACAAGTCCACCTTACTATGGTCTAAGGGATTATGGAGGGGAGTCCGATCAAATAGGACAAGAGAGTACACCCGAAGAATATATTAATAACTTAGTGGAAGTATTCCGAGAAGTTAGAAATGTATTATCTGATGATGGTATCCTATGGGTAAACATAGGGGATAGTTATTATAACTATAGACCTGGAAAAGGTCAAGGATTAGTTAAGCAATCAGTATCAAAAACTAATCAAGATTTACCTACTAAATGTAATCGTAGAGCAAATAAATTAGAGGGATTAAAAGAGAAAGATTTAATCGGAATCCCTTGGTTATTGGCATTTGCACTACGCAATGATGGTTGGTATCTTAGACAAGATATAATATGGCATAAACCTAATCCTATGCCAGAGTCAGTTAAAGATAGGTGTACTAAATCACATGAATACATTTTTCTTTTAAGTAAAAATAAGAAGTATTATTATGACAATGAAGCAATCAAAGAACCCGCAAAAGACTGGGGAACAAGAGATCGCACAAAGGGTAAGTACCATAATAGTGGTACTGGGTTATCTCCTCATACTGGTTTATCCAAGTCTTATGACAGGAAAAATAAACGATCTGTTTGGTTAGAACCAGACAAATCACATGGTAAGTATGGAACTCAAGAGAATGAATCAAAGCATAGACAGGGAATCCACGCAAATAGAGGGGATAATCTAGTTGCAGTAAGAACCAAGTTACCAACACAAAAACAACTTGTTGAGTATTTGAGATCAAGAACCAAAGCAAAAACATTAGCAGAAAATACTGATATTCCATTAACAAAGATAGAACATTGGTTCAGATTTGATGAGTCTGGATTTGCATATCCAAGTATAGAAGATTGGAATAAAGTAAAAGAACTTTTAAATGATTATTCAAAAGAATTTAATATAATAAATGAAGGATTAACTCATTATGAATTAAAAACAGATGAAGTTGTATCATCAGATAAAAAGAATAAACGATCTGTTTGGTCAGTAACTACTAAACCATATAAGGGAACTCATTTTGCAGTATTTCCACCTGACTTAATCGAACCTTGCATATTAGCAGGGAGTAGAAAGGGAGATATAATACTTGACCCATTTATGGGGTCAGGAACTACTGCAATGGTATCAAAGCAATTAGGTAGGCATTACATAGGGTGTGAGTTGCATGAGTCTTATGCTGAGTTGATCGACAAGAGAGTGCCAGTTGACAAACCTATACACAATCCGTTAACTATGGCATTAAATATGTCATAATAGAAGTATAACATACAAGAGAGAAATTAATGGGTAAACCAACTGGACAAATGCAAGAAGCGACTCAAGAGAAACTAGACGGTCTTAATTTACTCTACAACTGGGATTATAATGAAATGTGTAGGTTTATTGAGAATTTTTCAGAGGAAGAGTTCAGAGATCATTATGAAACATATCACAGATTATGTGAAGATTATAGCAAAGAGTTGGTAGATAATTTCGGAAATCACTTTGACATGGACGCAGAAGCATTTGAACATTTTGAAGAATTGTATCAAGGTCACTATGAGACAGGTGGAGACTTTGCAGAATCCATTTGTCAAGAACTTGGTTACATAAGAGATTTACCTGCATGGGTTTCAGTTAATTGGCAGGAGACATGGGATAATGCATTATCATACGATTACTTTGAAATTGACTGCGATATGTCTGATTACACTTATGGTCACATATTCAGAAACAGTTGGTAAAGTGTCCACTAACTACAGTATTTGCATTTAGAATATGCAATAATAGAGTATAACATACAAATCAATGACTAAACCAGAACCAAAAAATCAATTCAGAGTTGAATGTTCAGAGGTAAACTATTTTTGTGTATTAGTTGATGCTGACACTAAAGAAGAAGCAATAGAACTTGCTAGAGCAGATATTAATTCATTTCCAGTAGATAATGAATTTACTGGCGAGTGGGTTATTGAGAGTGTAGAGGAGGTTTAAATGAAAACATTTATAGTTCAAGAGAAATTCGTAGGTTACAATGATATTACTATCTACGCAGAAACCGAAGAAGAAGCAATCTCACTCTATAATAAAGGTTACTATGCAGATAGTGATGTTGATAGGGACGATATGTTCTATGACTTTCATTTTTGTGATATCAGGGAGGAAAAATGACACAGACAATTAAATTTGAATACAGACTGACAGAGGAAGAACTAAAAGAGATTTTAGTAATGGCATCTTATGGTTCTAATTACTGGGCAAGTCAGATTAATTATGATTTTGACCAGACTGATTTTATCGAGGTATTAGATGAAATGTCTGGAGAGAAATATAATATCACAAAAAATCAAATTGAGCAATGCATTGTTGCGATCGCTGAGAATAAAGTTGATATTCAATTACATTCTAGTAATCGTAAGAAAGTGTTTGATTACATGACCAGAGATATGTGGACTAATGACAGTCCAATAGATTATATTTGTGATAGCACTATGGCAGATTGGATTTTACAACTTGCTTGCATGGGAGATATTCCATACGGATAGTGCCAATTAAAACTCTGTCCACTTTTTGTTTAAATTCTGGACATTTACAATTATAATAGTAGTATAGTCAGAGGGTTGACTAGGTTTTATTGTTATCATTAAAGCGTAAGTAATGCAATTCGCCACCGCCTTACCGCCCTCATTTTATTAAAGGAGTTTTTCAAATGCCAAACTGGTGCAAAAATAGAGTTAGAGTATGGTCTGGTATGTCAGACACAGAAACCGAGCAATTAAATCGTATCAAAGAAATTTTTGAATCTAAAGATACAGTTTTTGGTAAAATCATACCTAGTCCAGACTGGGCAAATATTCCAAATGAAGATGGAGAACTACCAGTAGTCAGAGAACATAAACAACCTGATGGCACAGTATCATTTGTAACAACTGAGTTCCCTAAGAGTGGAAAGCAAGATTCAAGATGGTATGACTGGAATATTGCCAACTGGGACACTAAATGGGATATTACCAATTCAGTAGATATTGAAGCAGAAGAAGATATGCTAGAAATTAATTTCAATACAGCATGGAGTCCACCTGAGTCAATATGCCATAAATTAAGAGAAATGTTCCCTGATGTTAGTATATCATGGTTCTATGATGAAGAAGGCATGGAGGTAGCAGGATACCTATAAACCAATTTAATTACTGTCCATTATTTGTTTAATTTTGGACAGTTTTCTTTTATAATAGTAGTATAACAAACAAAGGTCAAATGATTAAACTAGGTTCAAATGTCAAATCAAAAATACATGATGATCTAACTGGTCATGTAGTAGTTTATCAACCACTCAACAACTATGCAGTTATTATGACTGATGTTGTAGAGTATGAAATGCAAACAGTAGAATGTTTCCTATCAGATTTGGAGTTAGCATAATGCCAAAAGAAATGTTATTTCTTATTGATGTTTACACAGACTGGTGTAAGAAACAAAAATTACCTAGACTTAGTGCTGATGACCTACTCTATGGTGCTGACACTAAAGGCAAACTAACTCTAATGCAAGTCAGATGGTTAGAGTCATTTATTTCAACATGGGACATTATTAATCAAAACACATGATAAAAGAATACACATCAAAAATAGACGGAACAACATTTGAGTATGAAGTTGAAGATGGTCAACTATCCTACAGAATCGAGGGTACAGACTGGCAAGATTTCATACCAGAAGATAAGAGAGCATACGAAACTTATCAGTACAACGAATTAATGTTACTTTTAGTAGAGGGGAAAAACTCATGAACGCAAACGATCATCTTAAATTAGAAAAAACTGGTATGACTCAGAATGAGTTAGACAGACTAAGAAGTCATTTAGCAGATAGAATTGCTAGTCAAATGTCATACGAAGATTTAGTTCAATTTGTATTTGATGACTATTGCGGGTATTTTGATAAACTACCTGATAATGAATTTCTTGATGAAGCAAAAAACTACTGGGAAGATGAACTTCCAAATATCATATCAGATATCAAAGGAGAAAATCAACCAACTATGGAGTGGGATTAATGAGTTACACCAAAAACGAAATTGCACTTGAAACATTGATTTCAAACATCAATAACCAATTTTATTATATTGGAGAAGAAGATGATAAAGTTGCACCTATTGATGTAAAGAAATTCACTCAGTATTGTGTTGACTTTATTGACTCTTTGGAGGTAGATCATAGTGAAGATTAATAGATTAAAACTAACTGATAAACAGTTAAAGAGTTTATACTACTATGTTTCTAGTAGAGTTCCCATTAATCCAGAATTAGATCAGATACATTCTAAATTATTCAAATTATTTTGGGATAGGCAAGAAGAACAGTTATCAAACTGACCACTAACCATAGTATTTGCATTTCAAATATGCAATAATAGAGTATAACAAAAAAAGGTAACATGAGAACTTATGATTTCCAAAAATTCAACAACGACCCAAATGGTAAGTTTTTACCAGTACAAAGTTTTGAGTCAGATTATTTTGGTAGGCATTTCTTTATTGATAGTCAATTTGAGTTCATATCCGCACCTAGTTTAATATCAGGTGGATATGATGAGAGTCAGTTAGATTATGTTGGTAACTGGACTGACATGGAAGGAGTCAACCTTAATAAACTATTGAACATTTACAGAGTTCTAGTTTTAGAGGAGACAAGTTCATGAAATTTAATGTAACTGAAGTTGAGTTTGATTTTGATGATGATTATGCCAACGGATTTAAACTCACATTTGATGAAGAAATTGAACTTAGAGATTTAGCACTAGGTGTTTGGGAAGCAGATAGTGAAGATGATCTAGTTGAAGAAATCACAGCAGCAAGTGGTTGGTGTGTAAAATCTATTGATTATGAGATTCAATTAAAATGAGTACAAAACAATTAATTCAAGAGTATGTTTCAGATCATTACAATACATTCGGATTCTATCCCTATGATGTTGAAGTTGATGGTATCATATTCTCATACGATAATTACTGGACAATTTTAAATGACTAAAGCATGGGAAAAATCAGAATACACAGAGTATTATGATTTAATGAAAAAAGCAAAGCAATTACAGGAGGGCAAAACTAATGGCAACTAAGTACAAAACAACCCCAAGAGAAAAACAAATTATCAAACTTATGGAAATGGTTATTGACACACTTAAATATTGTGATGACCTATCCGACCCTGCATTTGCAATGTATGATGTCATGAAAGATGCAGTTGAAAAGGAAGTTCGCTATCCTATGGAGTTTTAACTAATGGCATTATGTGATGTTTGTGGCAACTTTGATGATGAACATACTGACGGAGAACCGTCTATTAGAGCATTGCCAGATTATCAACCTAATCTCTATTATTATTGGGACGGAGATTTTGCTATCGAGGATTACGATTGGCGAGGACATTTTCCTAAAGTTGATTGTATGTGTGAAATTTGTTTTGACATTAATAATTCTCAAGGCAATATTAAATGGGAAAATGACAAAAATCCATTAAAGTGTGACAGTATAAACTCTGTCCATTAATTGTTTAAATTTCAAACATTACCGACTATAATGGTAATATAGGACGGAAGAAAGGTTACAGTCCCAACCGAGATAATTTCAAAGGAAAGATGACCACCCCAATCGAGTCCTAATTCATTTAATCGAGGTCTTATGAACAAATCATTTATCGTCACTAATATTGAATACGATAAGTATTTAAAAACAGAAAAACAAATCGAGGATTTGGATTTCAAAGTTGATAATGCTTATGGCATTTGGTATGGGGAAGGCAATAATGATGATGAATTGCATAATGACCTATGGGTAAAGATAGAGAAATATCTAGGTTGCAGATTAAATTCTCTCTCATTTGAGAATAATAAACCACACAGACTTACATCATTTTTATGAAGATTATGACTAAAGCAAAAATCAAAAGAGAAAATCTTATGGATTATATCCAAGAAGATAGAGACTTGTTGATGGGATTACAAGATGATCTTAGCGATATGCTATATGCAACTGGTAAATTTTCTATCACACTTGATGAGGTAGTGCAGAATTTTATGCCATATATCCCTTTATATCTAATTGAAAATGTTGATGAGATCAAAGAGACTTATTCAAATAGAATTACTGATGATGAGCATTTATTCATTTTCGATAGAGATTTAACACCGAATGAAATTACTATCAATGTGGAGTGGTTAGACTAATGAACAGAAATTATTATATCAGACAAATCAGAGACTTGAGTAAAAATTACGATCATGATGCTCAGGTAAAAATACTTGATGAACTTACTGATAAATTCTTTGATGTTGATGGTATCAAAGAATTATATGACATTCTAATGGAAGAAGTTTATGGTGATGGAGGAATTAAAGGATACTAGGACAGTTAAAACTCTGTCCACTTTTTGTTTAAATTTGGCACATTTGCGATTATAATAGTAGTATAAACAAACAGGAGTTTTATTTGAAGTACATCATCTACTCAAGTCCAGTTCAATTTACAACTGACTACAAACACGCTTGCATCATTGCTGATGACTATTTCAATAAGACTGGTCACATTGTTGCAGTAGAGCAAGTTCAGAGACTACATCAATTCCCCAGTCAAAACCCTGATGCATACAAAACACCTTATTTTACGGAGTTCGCAAAGTGATTTTTAAATACCAATTTACAACTGATGAAGATCAAGTAATGTTAGATATGTTACAATACTTTGATGACATAGGTTTACCTAGTCACATAGATGAAAAAGCATACGAGAGTCTTTCAGACAAGTTTTTCAACAATGCAGGTTCTAACTAATGACTAAGAAAGTACTTGACCAAAACAAACTATACAAACTACCAGAATTTAACAATATGGTTATGACTGGTAAAGAGATAGAGGATTTAATTGAATCCGCATACAATGAATTAATGTTATCAAAAAGGAGGATTAAAAAATGAGTTGTTTACAAAATGAATTAATACTTGAATCACTCTATGAGCAAGTAGTAGAAGAGAATCCAAACTTATCTGAATTGGAAGCAATTAGACTAACTGAAGAATTATTCGAGGACTTATGCCAATGAAAATTCCGTCCACTAATTTCCCATTCACTTGGTCTAACTATTATAATAGAGGTATAGCAAACCCAAATTTTATGAACCAAACAGATCGAATAAGTGCGGAAATTCTTGAATTTGCCGACTATGTGTTTTCTTTTTATGGATCAAGTGATGCATTATATCCTATGAGACATGAGAAAACAAATCAGTTAGTGACTAAGTATGAAATTTTATTAGCGATTGATTTGTTGATGAAAGAATACAAAAGAAGAAAAAACGATCAAGTGCCGTTCACATATGGCGGTGGCGATAGTTTAGATCGAGAGAGAGTCAGAGACATTTTAGTAAGTGCCTTTGATTTTGATAAAGAAATGTATGGAGGTTCAATATAATGAACAGAAAAGAATATGAGTTGATTTACGATTCACTCAAGTATTATCATGTACTCATGGACAGAGAACAAAGACAGTTATCTGAACAAATCTTAGAAAACCTATTCCCTAACTCAAATGAAGAAAAATAAACTACCTAAACACCTTGAAGGTACAATGGCAAATCTCAAATTTTGTATCGAACATTGCGGTATGAATGATGAAGAAATTGAAGAAATGCTTAAAGCGATTGACAAGTTAAAACTTGCTAGAGTTCAACATTTTTGTGAAGAGTTCATTTTTATGGTGGAGGGAACAACACCTGACGAAAATATAAAATATCATTGTGATGATTATTTTAATATCGCTGAGTTTAATTCTATGTACTGGGAGCAAAAAAACAACTTCTCATAGTGACGGAAATAATATTGTCACACTAGACGGTTTTATTTCCAGAAAAATATGTAATAATAGATTATAAGCAAATTTCAATCCAACTTTTTTAAATTTCATGGTCACATTAAAAGCAAACTATCAAGAAACACTAAAACCAGAAACTGTAAAAATTATTGATGAATTAGTTGATGATTATCAAAATTATGGATTAGACGAAATTTTAGATTTTGTTGATACCTATGGGGAATCAAATATTAATCACTTTGAAGATTATATTTACTTAGTTAATAATGTTTATGCATACGGTAGAGAGCAAGAAGTTATAGAAGAATATATTGACTGTATTGGCGGTATCAAATATGTCTCATCAATAGATGTTGATTGTTATCTAGGGAATTATGATAGTAAAGAAGATTTTATTGACCAACATGAACTAATTGATGAATCAATCCCGAACTGGTTAGTAATTGATTATGATGCTACATGGGAAGCAAATTTGAGACATGATTATTATTGGTCAGACAATGATGATGTATGGAGGAATCACTAATCTCAATAATATTGTATGAGTCTCACTATCGTACATGATACCTACGATATTAAGACTCATACAAGATATTTGAGAATCAAAATAGACAATAAAGAAATCGTCCATTTTTGCTCGCACTTTGGAAAAAAATGATTTAATATAGGTATATAATCAATCAATCAATTAATTTATTTTTATATGCTTACTGAATATTTCGTAGAAGTTCCAAACACAAACATTAAAGAGTCTGTTTCATCACTTGATGATTCTTGGGGACTTTGCTACGACCTAGCACAATCATACGGTCATGCTCAGGTTGTTTGGTATGCCCTAAACGGAACTAGGGTAGTTGATGGCGAATATACCGATCAGGATTAATTGTAAACTATTGTTTCAATATCCTGATAATATCCACATTTTGCAAAAAAATGTGTCATACTAATACTATAGACATTCATTCATTCTTCATTTTTTTATTATGTACAATATCGAACTAACAAACAGACTAATCAACAGAATCAAAGAAGTTGAGAAATTCAACGATATCGCAGAATTATCCGAGACTTTTCAAGTTTTTTGTGATGAGTTGACTGACTGGGAAGTTAATCATATAGGTGGCGTTGATCTATATTCTGGGCGTAGAGTTACTGACCCCGAAACTGGAAGATCAGACTGGGAACTAAATCAAGAGTTATGCCCAGTTCTATTAGATGAGTTTTTCAGTTCATTCGGATACACTAAAGAAAATCCTAGTCCTTTTTTCTCTTTCGCTTAATCCTTAATCCTTTTATTCTATTCATTCTATTTTTATTATTACTATGAGACAAATTGAAACTAACATGAACATGGCAATTAGATCACTTTTATCAGGTGGTTCTACTAACTGGGCATCATCTAATACTATGGTCAGCAAAAACGAGAATAATGGCAATATCTCAGTATTTCTACATGGTAACCTTATTGCTACCTTAAATAATGACTTCGTAGCAATTTATGATGGCGGTTGGCAGTCTAATACAACTAAATCTAGGTTAAATGCATTACTTAGTGAGTTTAGACCGCATACAAGAGTTTTTCAAAAGAATTACGAGTGGTTTATATCTTATGCAGGTAGAACTTTCGATTTTGTGAGTGGTAGTCTGGTCTAAGACTACCCTTTTCTTATACTTAGTCCTTTATTAATTAACAATCAATGCCCAGAAAAACATCACTAACTATTGACAAACTAAGCAAAGATATCAATTTCTTTAGTGGATATGTTGCCGAATGTGATATATTATTATCAACAAATTACTACGGTAAAGAAGATTTTATATTAAAACTTATTGCCGAAACATATACACAAGATGATCTAATTGTATCTTATAAAGTATTAGATAGTGGGGACTGTTTACTGTTTATAAATGGTTACGGAACTAAACAAATAAGGTCACTAATTAATATTATTGATGAAGATTCTAATGTAATTGATATACAATTAAATAGTATTAATGAGTGTTAATTATATAATAGTAAGTTCAATCGCCCGCCCTAAAAGTTAATGGAATTCCAGGATTTTTCAGTTGGATTAACAATTAAACATAACAATATGGTGGGAATAATACAATTTATAAGTGATACTTACATTACCTTTTGTGTTAGTGAGAAACCAGTAATATGCAATAATAGTAAATACAAAACTACTAAATGTTGTGTCTTAATATTTCCTAATGAGTGGAAAGATTGCGTACTAATTAACACAAATACCGCATAATGTGTAAATCGCAGTTATACAAATAGTTCTCACACTTTTGACACTAAGTAACATTTAAGAGCATTACAGTTAATATAAACAATTAACACACAATTACGCAAATTAATTAAATATCAAAATAAACATATATGTGTGTTTTATAACAATAACTGTATGTTCCTTAAATATAAACAATTAGCAGTAAATGTGAGATCTTATTGTTAACTAAGCGAGTGTATCATAAGAAAAAAATAATGTCAACTCACAGATACACAAAATTACACATAGTCCAGTAAATTGTCAGCATTATGTAACAATTAAGACTCACACAGTTGTTGTTAATTTGTGAGAATTATGTTATAATACTAATAGTTAATTAAGAACTATGATTTAACAGACTAATTAATAACAACTCACAGTAACTTGGCAGTCTTAAGTAATAAGAATGTGATGCAGAATTGCACTCACTATTATACAATTAAGGACAGTGTTTTTTGTTCTTAAATATTTTTTGTGGTTTTATAATGGGGGTTTTAATGCTAAGGAACCTTTCTAAGCTATAAACGACCCAATTCGACCTTTCGTTATCAGTCTGAAAAAAAAATTTCTGATATATAAAAACATTAGGTCAGTCCACATATTAGTGAAAAAATTTTCCAAGATTACATTGCCTGTGAGGGTTGACTCAGTTACTGATGAATACATAATCACGATACCTGAGTCTTTTGTACAACAGTTAGATCTGTACGAGGATCAGGAACTTACACTCGAACTATACGAAGAAGGAATCTACATCTCAGAAGCATGAACAAAACATATCACATCTACTTTGAGGATAAGTGTTTGTTTAAGAACCTAGATCAGCATGAATTTGATGTCATCTGGGGGAGAATCTATAGATCTTACCATACAGATAGTATTACATATGAATGTGTTGGTACAGATTGTGACATTGTTGATAGTGGTGTTTTAGCAGATGCTTCGTACTGAAGGTTATACATGGGGTCCTTACCTGTGGCGAACTACAATACCTTGGGATGTAGTTAGTGTAATACTTAAGAGGGCGAACTCTTATCGTGGTGAGCATACTGCTACACCTATGCTACCTTTTAACTTTGATGACCAATGGCATCTACCTAAAGACACACAGGATTGGTTCTGGGGGATCTTTAAACCCCATCTTAAAAAGTATTTGGCAGGTTATAGTCGGCACAATCAATTACCTGCTCCTACCGATGATGATATAAGTAACTGGGCATTCGACCATATATGGGTTAACTACTACAAAGAACATGATATGACAGCACTCCACAATCATGTAGGAGACTTGTCTATTGTGTTGTACCTACAAATACCTACCTATACGGACAAGGTGCTTGGAACTGCTCCTGCACCTGGTTCTATCACATTCTCATGGGGAGACTCTAAGAAGACATTTGAACCAAAGGAAGGAGAGTTGTTTATATTCCCATCAGGTTTACATCATATGGTGATGCCACATAAGACTAAGGGTGCAGAAAGAGTATCCTTATCAGCAAACCTCTACTACAACGCACCTTTTCATGGATAGTTTACATACATGGGGTCCTCCTATATGGCAAACCTCTCTTGATTATAGTATTATAGATGGTTTATTAGAGCGAGGCGACGCAATTCGTAACCATGAACAGTTCAATGCTGAGATAGACTTAGCAATGAATACACATGATGAATGGAATTACCCACCAGAGGTTGTGCAATGGTTCTCTGAGGCGATTAAGACTAAGGTAGTTGATTATATGCAGATATGGGCAAAGCATCTAGGATGGACATATAACAAGTGGTTATCAGACTGGCAGATTGATAGTCTATGGATCAACTATATGCAGAAGTATGACTGTAACCCATTACATGATCATAAGGGAAATGTAAGTTTTATTGTTTATCTAAACGATGTACCTGACCTTAAGACAGAGAAACAAAGAATGAATATGACTAATAACGGACCTGTGCCAGGTTCTGTTATGTTCTGTCATAATGATCATAGAAAGTTTTTCTTTCCTAACAAAGGTGAGTTCTTTTTATTCCCTTCTAACACTCTCCATATGGTTGTACCTTATAAGAGCGACCTCACTCGGATATCCGTATCAGGAAATATTATCTTCTAATTGTCATCCTCTATATAATATGTTATAATAATGAAGTGTTACAATCATTATGGCTAAAGGATTTACTGTAAAGGCAAAGTCACCTGCCAAGAAAAAGGCGACTGCAGAATGGGATTACGATAAAGCATGGGAACTATTGAGAGGTAAGTCTCTCGTTTTCTGTATGCCAGGTCGTGGATGTTCATATGTGTTTCTAAAGAACTTCGTTCAAATGGCATTTGACTTAGTTCAACATGGAGTTAGCATACAAATATCACAAGATTATAGTAGTATGGTTAACTTTGCTCGTTGCAAGTGCTTAGGAGCAAATGTTCTCAGAGGACCTGATCAGATACCTTGGGATGGTAAGTTAAAGTATGACTATCAGTTATGGATAGACTCTGATATAGTCTTCAAGACAGAACAGTTACTACAGTTAGTCCTAATGGAGAAAGATATAGCAGCAGGTTGGTATATGACAGAAGATGGTCAAACCACTTCAGTTGCTCACTGGTTAGATGAAGACAACTTCCGTAATAATGGAGGAGTCATGAATCATGAGACTGGTGAAACCATGTCTAAGAGAAAGAAACCATTTACAGTCGATTACACTGGTTTTGGTTGGGTTCTTATTAAGAAGGGTGTATGGGAACATGAAGATATGAAATATCCTTGGTTTGCACCTAAAATGCAAGTCTTTGAGTCAGGTGATGTACAAGATATGTGTGGAGAAGATGTATCATTCTGTTTAGATGCATTAGAAGCAGGGTTTGAGATATGGTGTGATCCTAGAATTAGAGTTGGACATGAGAAAACAAGGATCATATAATGATAGATAGAAAGATTAACAAGAAAACTAGGCAGGGTAACGGTCAGAATACAAAATATTCTGCGTCGTCCCGAAACGCTGCTCGAAAAAAATACCGTGGGCAGGGCAAAAAATAGCGAGCGTTCCTCGATGATTACTGTAAAGTTCACTATTAAACAGGATGGTACTATAACCGACGAGATAGTTGGTGTAGAAACCATCCCTATGAAGGATTGCCTTAAGAAAATACGGAATCATATAGATGAGAGACTAGCAAGAGATGACTCTTTATATGAAGAAATACTAAAAGATGCCGAATGGGACGAGAAAAGAATGGATGTCATAGGTCAAAATGGCAATGATGGACTACATTATGAGGATGAATACTACGGAATAGAGCATACTTCTGAGTGTAGTTAAAAAAAATTAAAAAATAGGGTATAAATAACTCACGAACCCTGTGCCAATTTTGATGGCAGTCAAAAGATCCCACTCTTATAAAGATATTACACTCGATTTTGTACCAAATCCTGTAACAGGAGACTTAGGAGTACTTAAAAACGAGAGAGCAATCATGCGTTCTGTGAGAAATCTTGTTCAAACTAGGATAAAAGAAAGATTTTACAGTGATGTTGGGTCAGAAGTATCAGATCTTCTCTTTGGTTTTTGTGATATTGCAACTGGAGGAGTCATAGCAGACGAAGTTAGGACACTTATAGCAACATTTGAACCAAGAGTAGCAAATGTTTCTGTAACAGCAAAACCTAATCCTGACTTAAATGAGTATGAGATGGAAATTAAGTACCAAATTATAGGACAACCAAGAGGTATACAGGGATTTGCGTTCATTTTAGAGGCAACTAGGTAACAAAATGCCAGTAAGTAAGTTTACAAATCTAGATTTTGATCAAATTAAGGATCAGATTCGTCAATATTTGAGATCAAACAGTAATTTTACTGATTTTGACTTTGAAGGATCGAACATGTCGATCTTAATTGACATTTTGGCATACAATACTTACATTTCAGCATTCAATAGTAACATGGTAGTCAATGAATCCTTCTTGGATTCAGCTACTTTGAGAGAAAATGTTGTTTCTTTGGCAAGAAATATAGGATATGTACCAAGATCTCGTAAATCTGCTCAAGCAGTCATCAATTTTGACTTTAAATTTAACGGAAATAGTAATACAGTAAAATTAAACAAAGGATTAGTCTGTGTTGGAGCATCAAATAACACTTCTTTTACATTTTCTATCCCAGAAGATGTAATTGCAGCATCTCCTGTTGATGAAGGAAGCAATATTTTAGTAAATCCACCAAGAACTGCTAAATTTGAGAACCTCATAGTCTATCAAGGGACTCTTTTAAAGAAAAATTTTGTAGTAAACGGTAGTTTAGACCAAAGATTTATATTAGAGAACTCATTTATTGATACAGAGTCCATTAGAGTGTTTGTGAGGAAGGGTGGAGCTACTGCAGGACTAGAATATTCAAGAATTGACAATATTACAGCACTAGATTCAACATCTAACATCTATTTGATACAAGAAATCAAGGATGAGAAGTATGAATTGCTATTTGGTGATGGATTTTTTGGTACAAAACTAGGAGATGGTGATATTATCGAAATAAGTTACATTATTACTGATGGAAAAGCAGGAAATGATGGTAAATTCTTCTCATATAGTGCAGATGCGGTAGATGATGCGGGTAATCCACTCGCTGCAAGTGCAACACCTGTTATAAACACCATACAAAACGCAAAAGGTGGTGGTGATATAGAAGATATAGACTCTATTAAGTATATTGCACCTAGAGTATACTCATCACAGTACCGAGCAGTCACTACAAAGGATTACGAGGCAATAATACAGAGTGTTTTCCCTGATGCAGAGTCTGTTTCAGTGGTTGGCGGTGAAGAATTAGATCCACCTGAGTTTGGAACTGTTGTACTAAGCATAAAACCAAGAAATGCAACATTTTTATCCGATTTTACCAAAACAAGAATTCTAGATCAGTTAAAGAGTTACGCAATAGCAGGAATTAACCAAAGAATAGTCGATCTTAAGATCCTATACATTGAACTTGATAGTGCAGTCTATTATAACACAAATGTTTACGATGAAACTGATACTTTGAAGGCACAAGTAACTCAATCGTTGACAAATTACGGAAGATCTACTAATTTGAACAGATTTGGAGGAAGATTTAAGTATTCTGACTCTGTAGCAGTCATTGACGATACAAATAAGGCGATTACATCAAATATTACTAAAGTTGTAATGCGTAGAGACTTAAAACCTGTATTTAATTCGTTTGCTCAGTATGAATTATGCTTTGGTAATGAATTTCATGTAAACAAAGATGGTAGAAACATCAAAAGTACAGGATTTACAATTTCTGGTCGATCTGACCTTCTATACTTTACGGATATTCCAAATCCAGACCTAAAAACAGGTCAATTAGCAGTTATTCAATTAGCAGAGGTTGAATCAGACTCATCTGCTGTTGTTCTTCCATCTGCAGGAACGGTAGATTATGTAAAAGGTGAAATCATCATCAATACATTGAATATTACTAGCACAACTCGTGGAAGTGGTCTAATTGAGATTCAAGCATTCCCAGAATCTAATGATATTATAGGATTAAAGGATTTATACCTCCAATTAGACATGGCAAACACCAAGATAAATATGGTCAGAGACACGATATCTTCTGGACAACAAATATCTGGAATTGGATATAGAACAACCTCTAGTTACTCAAATGGTACTATAATTAGGTCATAAAAAGAATGATAGAAACTTACAGTCCACTATCTTCAAGGGTTAAGACCTATCAAGTTGTCGGAGATCAAACTCCAGAGTTTGCAAAGGCAGAAAACCCACTATTAGAAGAATTTCTAAAGCAATATTACATATCACAGGAACATCAAGGTGGTTCTCTTGATATTGGGGAGAATATTGACAAATATATTAAAATTGATAACTTAACAAAAGAAGTTGTAGCAGGAGTAGCTACTGTTGCATCTGGTATTGACTCTACAACCGATACTATAACAGTTTCCCCTAATACCAAAGGATTTCCACAGGAATATGGTCTTCTAAAAATTGACGATGAGATAATAACATATACAGGAGTAACTACCAATACATTTACAGGATGTACAAGAGGGTTTAGTGGTATTACAACATACCGCACTGTTAATGACCCATACAATCTAACATATACATCAACTACACCTGCTGAACACGATTCTGGTGCAAATATACAAAATTTAAGTGCATTATTTCTACAAGAGTTCTATACTAAGTTAAAAGCACAATATACACCTGGTTTAGAGGGTGTTACACTAAGTCCTACACTTGATGTTAATAATTTTATTAAGGAAGCAAGAAGTTTATATGAATCTAAGGGTACTGATGAGTCATTTAAGATTTTATTCAAAGCATTGTTTGGTTTAGAACCAAAAATTAACGATCTTGAACAATATCTGATAAAACCATCATATGCCAACTATTTGAGAAGACAATCCTTTGCTGTTAGGGTAATATCGGGTGATCCTCTCAATTTAATCGGTCAAACTCTATACCAAGACAATGAAGTAGGTAATGATTTAGTAAATGCTGCATCAGGACCTATTTCAGATGTTGTACAGATAAGAGATGACTATTATCGCATATCTGTCTTTATTGGTTTTGATGATAGAGACTTAATTGAAGGTAATTTTGTAATACCAGGCAAAACACAGGCAATTGGCACTATTGGAATAGGTGCAACTGTAATTACTGTTGATTCTACCATAGGATTTGGAAAAACAGGCACTTTCCAAGTAGGAGTAGCTGATGACTCGTTCTATCAGACATTAGACTATACAGAAAAGACTGTAAACCAGTTTATTGGTGTTACAACTGCATTAAAAGAGATTCCATCAGCAACTGAGTTATATGCACCTACTTTAGTCTATGGATTTGAAAATAATGACTTAAGTAAGAGAGTCAACATGAGATTGACTGGTGTAATTAGTGGTTTTGAGTCTTTACAGAACTTATATGGACTAACTGAGCAATCTCGCATTCAAGTTAAGAATTTAGGAAGATATGTCAAGAATCCACCAACAGATCAGACATATTCACAAGTATTTTTCAATTCTTGGATTTATAACACTAGTGCAAGGTATGAGATAGAGCAATTCTTTGGAACTACCTTTACTTTAAAGGGAAGAATTGATAAAGCAAGTTTAAAGAAGAATGATACCGTAGAAATCGTTATCAGAAACACCCAGACGGTCGTTCAGACGGGTTTAAATGTAAACTTCGTAAATACTGCACTAAATCAGGTAACGCTCTCAGGAACCTTTACAGCAGGGTCTGGTATTGACTATGATATAAGAAGAGTTCAAGAAAAAGCAAGTAGTTCAACGGTTGAGGTCATTGGTGGACAAAATCAGATACTTGCTGATGTAACTAACACTTATATTCTTGATGCTAAGTATTCTCCTACTGATTTAAAGGAAGGTTATGTAGCATCTAACTCTATTCCTTCATATGACATCATAACTGAGAAAATAACTGCAACATTAACAGATCCTAAGATAGGAAATGCTGATTTTGAAGGATACGATGTTTTAACCAATAGATACACAATTTTATCATTTTCTAGCAGTGTACCCTTTAAAACTGGGGAAGAAATTTCATATGTGCCACGAGGTAACACTGTACCGATTGGTGGACTAACTAGAGCATCATTTTTTGTAGAAGTATTAGCACAAAACAATAAAATTAAGTTATATCAGTCAAGATCGTTTATTCCGTCTGGAATATCGGTTGGATTTGTCCCTACAGAGCTTCCTACAGGAATTCATGACTTTGTTCGTGTAGAACAAGCAAGAAAGTCTATTTTTCCTTCTGGAACACTTAAAAGGTTTATTTTAGATCAAAATCTAACTGATGGTACAAAACCAAAGACAACATCTGAACCAACACAGACTGGAACAACAGGAATGTTGATTAATGGTGTTGAAATCACAAATTACAAATCTGACAAGAATATATTCTTTGGACCTGTAAGATCTTTCGATATAGTCAATGCAGGTGACGGATATGATGTTTCATTCCCACCTTCAGTCGGTTTTGAGACTAGTACGACTGGTATCAACACTGCTTATGGTAGAGTATCAGTTGCAGGTACTGTTACTGGTATTTTAGTAGATCCTGTTGAATATGAGATTAAAAATGTAGTATCTGTAGATATTCATGGTGGAAATGGATCTGGAGCAAGAGCAGAAGCAATAACAGAACTAGCATACAGATCACTTACTTTTAATGCTAAAAAGTTTGCAATAGGTGGTGATATTGATGTTTCATCTGATAGATTCATTTTAGATAAAGAACATTTCTATAAAACAGGTGATAGAGTAATATACAATGCAAATAACAACAATCCAATAGCACTCTCTACTAGCACTGCTATTGGTGTTGATACTGGTCTTGTACAAGGTCAATCTTACTATGTTGGTGTTGCAGCAACAAATATATTCCAAATTTACAGAAATAAGACAGATGCGGTATCAGGTGTCAATACAATAAGTTTTGGTTCTACTGCAGGTGATTCTAACATTGGTATTCATCAATTTGACGATTATGAGACTAAAAGAAGAATATCTAGAATTGCTATAATTGATAGTGGATCAGGTTACACAAATAGAAAAATATCAGTAGATCCTGCAGGAAGTATTGGTGGAATCAGCACTGTTAGAGATTTTATAGAATTTCCTAATCATGGATTTAAAGATGGCGAAGTTGTTCATTACAGCACAGACGGAGTTGGAATTACTGGTTTATCAACAACTGCACAATATCAAGTATTAACAATTGACGACCATAGTTTTAGATTATGTAATTCTGGTTTAGCAACTACAAGACTACCCGATCAAACAAATTATCTTAATAAGTTATATACTAGATTTGACTCTACTGGTACTGGATATCAAAACTTCTTTTATCCTGCGGTAACTGTTGATGTCAATGTTGTTACCAGTGATGATGCTAATAGAACTATAGAAGCATTCCCTATTGTTCGTGGTAAAGTTGTTGACACTATCCTTTATGATGAGGGTCGTGATTATGGATCTGATATAATAAACTTTGAGAAAACACCTATTGTAACTACAAATTATGGTGAGTTAGGTCAAATTGGATTAACCATTGTTAATGGTAGAATAACAGATGCTTTCGTCCAAGCAGCAGGTCAAAACTATGACGGTCCTCCTGATCTAGAAGTTATTGGAGTAGGAACTGCAAATGGTGCTAGACTTCGTGCTATAATGAATGGTGGATCAATTGATAAAGTTAAAGTTCTAGCAGCAGGTGTTGGATATGCATTATCAACAACATCAGTCACAGTTCTCCCACCAGGCAATGCTGCGACATTTGCTAGTAACATTAGAAAGTTAACAGGTAATAAATTTAAGACAAGTAAGACAGTTAATGGAGACTATCTGGGTGCTGTCGAGGGTGGATTGGCAATAGAAAGTGTTGGATATGGTGAGACAGTTAGAACTGTATTTGGTGATGATGGTGCAGGACATTCTCCAATCATAGGATGGGCATACGACGGAAACCCAATTTACGGTCCTTATGGATTTTCAGATAGAGATAATAATCAATCTGGTTCTAGAAGAATGCTCACTTCTTATAAGTTAGATGCATCTAGAGTTAAGAATAGACCTAGCACAACTGTATTTGAGCCAGGATACTTTACAGAAGATTATTACTATGATGCTAGTGGTGATTTAGATGAACACAATGGTAGATTCTGCAAGACACCTGAGTTTACTCAAGGAATATATGCATACTTTGCAACTGTAGATAACTTAGTCCAACCTGAGTTTCCATACTACATTGGTCAAACTTACAGAGGATTCCCAATAGCAGAGAACATACAAGTAGGTAGTAAGATAAAACAAAGTAACTTTGATTTTGAAAACTCAGAATTAGTTAGAAATACAAATCCATACAATATGTTTGGTAGTGGTGTATCATATGATTATGTGGTTCAACCATACAAATCAATCAATAATGTTGCCTTCCCTGACAGAATATTATCTGGATCAATAGACAATATCAAAATTGTCCAACCAGGCGTAGGATATACCGTAGGTACACCGTTAACATTTGATAACGCAGATACTGGAGGTACGAATGCGTATGCTATTGTTAATCAAATTAACGGTCAACCTGTAAGTAAAATTAGTACAATCTTTAATAAGTTTGAGGA